ATGAGAAAAGCCACGGAGCGATCCGTGGCTTTCTTTTCGTTATTTTTTGTCGCGCCGGTAGGTATAATAGGCGTACGAGCACAAAATGACGCTCACAATTCCCAGTCTGGTGATAAACGAAAGATGCAAGTCAAAGGTATTGACAAGTACCATCAGCAGCGCGGCCGTCAGGGAAAAAACGGCGACTGCCATGATTTCTTTCCAGTTATGGTTTTTCCTGCTTTTGCGCCTCTTATGAGCCCAAAGAAAAAAGACAGCAGCCACGCCCAAAAGCAGATAAATGGTCGGCCACAAAATTACAGCCATATCCCAGTCCATAGCACTTTCACCCCGAGTTATATTGTCCCTTTTGACACATACAATCATAGCATCGCTTTTAGAGCGCGTCAATATTGCCGCCCCTTGGCCCCAAGGGGTGAAAATGTTTCTTTTCCATTGTTGAGCGGTTTACCATGTTGGTGTACAATAAGATGTAGTGTGGCAATGCAAGAGCATAACAGCCAAAAACCTTTATAAATGCTATGTTCTCACAGTGTATGAGCATAGCATTTTTTGTGTTTGAATCAGTTCTTGAATCAGTTGGCTTATTACTGAGCCACGGTGCAGTGTTTCACCGCTAATGCCGACCTTTTTGGCGGCGAGGTCTACGGCTTTGCCTGGTTATAACTTAGGCAACTGGGTGTCTAACTTATCTGCATCTTTGGGCGGTCGTCCTTGCGCTTGCCTTTCCGCCGCCATCCTCCGCTCATAATCAAGGAACTTTTCAGCGACTTCAATTCGCTGCATGTGTGACAAATGCCGCGGTCAGCTTAGGCGTACCGCTTTTAATTACCTTGGTGGCCCGTTCTATAGATGACCCTGGAGATACCGGCAAGATTTGCGTCCTGCTCGTTTGCCTCGCCCTTTGCTTTGCCTTCCTCCCCATGGGGAGTAGGGTTATACTGATTAATTCCCGCCGTCATTCTTTATAGATAAAATGTTTCCTGTCTCCTAAGTTGGTCTTGACAACTGGTGTTTATCCAGTTTATAATAAGTTGACACCAAAAGTTAATTTGGAGGCAGACATAAATGTCACCTGATCAAGCTATCAACGCATTACAAACCATAGGAGTATCAATTACACGTCAGACCTTACTAAACTATGAATCGCAACAATTAATTGATTCTCCTAAGCGCGGTGGTGGTGGTACTGGAGGTTTTTGGACCGATTACGAGATGCAACATATTGTTGATGCTTATGTGGCATATTGCCTCCTACATGGCGATCCTGTAGATAAGGGTTTGAAAACTTTACTACCCGGCAAGGGCCTTCGGATGAATAGCGGGACAGTTAAGATCATACGCGATTATTTTAAGCAGGCGACAATCAAGGAAGACAAGGTAGATATTTCTCTGCCTTTTGAAAAATCATTAGTAGAAAAATCCTTTATCCGGTTTGCTGTTTTTCTTTATTATCAGATTAGAGAATACGGCGTCGGCCTCTACGTTAACATGCTCGAAGAGGTAAAATTTAAATGACCTAATTTTTTTTGAGTCTGGATACAAAACAACTATATAGTCCAGAAGGGGGGTGATAACATGACACAGCTTCTAAGTATCCCGGAAATTATCGAAAAGTATGGAACTCGAATCCAGTGGAGTCGTCCATTCTGGTATGCACTTGCTCGTCGCGGTGAAATTCCGACCGTTCGGTATGGCAGAAAGGTATGTGTCCCGAGTTGGTTCTTAGACCAACTGCTGGCGGGACCTGAAAGCAAATAATAAATGCAAGATGGCTTTCGGGCTGGAGCTTGCTGAATAATGGAGAGTGAGAAATGGGAAAGTCAATCACTCGCAAGAAACGCCAAAAAACTGCACAAAAAGCGCGTGTGCAAGCAAGGGCAAAGGGCGAAGCTGTGTATGTCATAGACGATGAAGCCAATGTTAGGCTTGGGAGTTCCTTTAACTTAAATACGTCTATATTCATCACGGGTGATATCGTAAGACAGATCAAACGAAAAGATCAACAAGTTAACCAACCACTTCAGCCACGTAGTGGCAGATATTTCGAAATAGATTTACCGGCCCTCACGAAAGAGAAACTACCTGCCAAACATGGAACTAACGCATTTTAATAACTATCTCTGAGTATTAGCAACCGGAAAGCCGGTTGTTTTTATTTGCAGAAAACAAAAGGAGCGATATAAAACAATGAGCAGAAAAGTCTATTCCGTCGCTGACGTCCAGGAGGCGTTAGGGTTGGCTCGCAATAGTGTCATGGCATTACTTTTATCAGGCAAACTCCGGTCCATTCGTGCCGGCCGCCGGTGGCTGATCCCCTCGTCGGCGCTGACTGACTTTCTGGACAATGCCTAGAAAAGAAAAAACTGCCCTGGGCAGGGCAGCGGGATTGGGGGTGACAAAAGATTTTGCAAGAACATAGTAACATATCAAGCGATATTTTACAAGCAGTTGACATGTGTACCAGTAAAGGTTGGCACTTAGTACCGCTTTCCGGCAAGATCCCATGGATAGCGGATTGGCCAAATAAGGCAAGTGCTGATATTAACACGGTAGCAAGTTGGATAAAACAGCGGCCCAGCAGTAACCTTGGAATTGTTACCGGCGCAAAATCAAGATTGGTTGTTATAGATGTTGATCGGCACGGTGTCGATGGGTTTGAAAGCCTTAAGGAATTAGAAACCAAATTAGGACCGCTTCCCGAAACCGTCACGGTTTTAAGCGGTGGAGGTGGGGAGCATCAATACTTCGCCTATCCCTCTGACGGGTTACCTGTGCTAAGCGGCGACTTGGTTCCGGGGATACAAATTAAGGCCGACAATGGCCATCAGGTAGTCATTCCGCCAAGCATTCATCCCGACACCGGCGCAAGGTACGAATGGGAAGTGGCTCATCACCCGGAAGACACACCCCTGGCCGAACTTCCTGCCCTTTGGCTGGAGTACATACGCAAGTCAAAGGATATATCTCAGAGGGAGCAATCTGCCGATTCTGGCCCAATTATAGAGGGTAATCGTAATACAAGATTGTTTCAAATGGCCAGTGCAATGCGACGGCAAGGCTTTGCAGAGGAAACCATCTTCGCCGCGATCCAATTGGAAAACCAAGCCCGCTGCAAACCTCCTCTGCCGGATCGAGAACTGAGAACAATCGCACACAGTGCTAGTAAATATGAGCCGGTGCCGACCATGGCCGAGTCCCAGCCAACAAAATCTGTAAGTGAAACATCCGAAACCTTTACCGACCTAGGCAATTCCAACCGCTTTGCAAGGATGTTCCGCAATCAGTTGAGGTATTGTTACTCGTTTGGTAAGTGGCTAGCGTGGGATGGCCGCAGATGGGCGATAAATGAGACTGGACAAGCCATGGCACTGGCAGAAAAATGTGTCCGATCAATATACAAAGATGCTGCCGATAATGATGATCCGGATCTGCGTAAGGCACTAATCGAACATGCCCGGCGGTCAGAATCCTTATCCAGACGAAAAGCGCTCCTAGAAGGAGCACAGCATAAAATGGCCGTCCGAGTAGAGGAACTAGACAGTGATATTTGGCTGCTTAATGTCCTTAACGGAGTAGTTGACCTTCGGACCGGCAAACTGTTGGCGCATGATCCCTGTAGGCTAATTACCAAGATAGCACCAGTTGTATATGACCCAGCTGCTGACTGTCCAAGATTTAAAACCTTTTTAACCGAGGTATTCCCTAATGGTAAAAACATAATCTCCTTCGTCCAGCGCCTGATCGGATATTCCTTAACTGGAGACACCCGAGAGCAACAATTAACAGTCGCATGGGGTAATGGATCAAACGGCAAGGGAACAAGCCTCAATCTTATCCAGGAAATGTTAGGCGACTACGCACAATCCACTCCTGCAGACACTTTGATGGCAAAAAAGTATGACGGCGGCATCCCGAACGACATAGCCCGACTACGCGGAGCCCGGTTCGTGCTCGCCTCAGAGACACAAGAAGGCCGGAGGTTGAACGAACCTCTGATTAAACAGATGACCGGGCAGGATCGACTTGCCGCTCGCTTCCTAAGGTGCGAGTACTTTGAGTTTATGCCGGAATTTAAGCTTTTTCTTCTGACCAATGACAAGCCCGTAGCCCGTGGGGATGATGCCGCACTGTGGCGACGGATCATGTTGGTACCCTTTACAGTGAAATTCGAGGGTGAGCAATGCGACAAGACCTTGCCGGATAAATTACGCAAGGAACTACCTGGAATTTTAAAATGGGCGGTTGACGGTTGTCTATCTTGGCAAAAAAATGGATTGGCGCCGCCGGCTGAAGTTATTCAAGCCACTCAGGAATATCGTTCAGAAAATGATGTGCTAGAAAAATGGATAGAGGAACGCTGTTTTAAAAGCAACAGCGCTGCCCGACGAACAAGTATACTTTTCCGTGACTTCATGAAATGGGTCGAAGAGACAGGAGAAAAAGTGCTAACAACTCAAATGAAATTCTCGCAAAATCTAAAGAAAAAAGGGATTGAAATTTCTAAGGATGGCGTGGGGTTGTCATTAGCTCGCGGGATCGATATTAAGGCGGAATGTCGTCAACCCCAGCAAAATCAAGGTTTTGATTGATAATACAAAGTAGCACCCCGGACGGAGAGTACGGAAGCATTTGCAAAAATCACCCATAAACTGACTGTTATATATCCCTCGTGTGGTTATACCAAAAATGCTTCCGTAGTTTCTGTACCTTCCGTAAAAAGAGGAGAAATTGAGAAATGAAAATAGAGAAAATACACTACACCAAAGAAACCGGCTTTATTTCACGAGGCGAGAAACCGGCCAACTATAAATTCTCCCAAATTACCATGGCAATAGTTGAAGGGTTTAGCCGGTTGATCAAAGAGAAGATTAACCCTGCCGGCGGAATTGTGTCCGCTGAATTCGTGGACTATCGTCCTGACAGTGACGAACTTTTGCTAAGTGCCAGGTGGAGTTACTGTGGGTTAAGTCAGATGGATGAGGACAGGGCGAATAACCTATTTCAAGTATTGCTCGAAAGCATGATGGCCCGGGCTGATGATCTCAACTTTATGACGGTCACTCCCGGACAATGATTGTCTGACAGAAAACTTTCGCGGCTATGAAATGACGCCGCTTAGATAAAACATAAAAAAAGGATGATGAAAAATGCGATATTGGGAAACTGAAAATCCTGTGAGTGTTGAAGTCGCTAGTCGCGAATATTTATGGTTTAAAAATGCCGAAGTTTTTCAAGTTGTTTTGCCACCTTACAAAGATTCCAGTGGACGGGAATACGGGTTTTATCGCAAGGTAATTTCCATTGGAAATATGCGGCGTTATCCTGAAAAGCAGCGGCAAGAACTCAGCGCTATTTTTCAGCAAATCGCCGATATCCTTCGCCCGGCGCAGGAGGTGGAATAAGTGGCAGATTTTATCTATTCAGTCCTGTCAAACAAGCCGCCAATTCAGAGATTCATCGCCGCCGACATAACCGGGACGCCGGCTGACACGCTTATTTTCCCGGAAGCGATGACGAGATTTTGTTGCAAAAATACTGGCACATCACCGCTGACCTTTGCTATTGCCGGCAATGCTGACCTTACTTTAACCTTGGCGCCTGCGGAAAACATCGATGAAAGTTTTCTGAGTTTTTCAGAGGTGGAATTGACCGGTGTAACCGGATCAAGTTACCGGATAATGGTGGGCTAACCATGAGTAAAAATGACCTTGACGAAGCATCAACGCTTTTGATTGGCATGAAATTGTGCGACTTTCACGACCATATCATGGACTTGCTCACTAGGCGAGGGGTCAGAGTTGGCGCGCTTGCTCCTGAATTAGCAAAGCATATGAGCGGACTAAACGTCGTTAACGATATTCGCCTTGACGGTAATCTGCCTTTCCCGAGGAGAATTATTGTTTTGTTTCATGAGATTGGACACTACATGGTAAGTGTCCGAATAAATAAGCGTGAACATTATCTAGATGCAACTGTGGGGTATGGGTTGTCTGATGATGGGTCGTGCTTTCTATCTGGCCTAAACGATGGTATGCAATTCTCTTTGTTTGATGGTGATTACGATTTAAAAGACAACCAGAAACAAGAAGACCGCGCAGATAAATTTGCATATCGAGCGATCAGGCTCTTAAGAAAACAATTTTTAAGTAGGAAGGATGACAAACAATGTTAAAACGGAAATCAGCTCAGGAAAAATTGGAGGATTTCAATAAAAATCTCGTTGCAGATTATCGCCGTTATCAAGAATTACAAAAGACGTGTACAACCCTCGAAGAAAAAATAGTAACCTGTAACGTCTTGGGAAAATCGACGTCAGGGGTAATGATTGAATTGGCAGAACGGCAACATGAACTTGCGGCCTACAAAGCAAAAATAGAAACCCTGTCACGTTCTAAATCGACGATGATTCAAGTGGTCCAGGAAGAGGAAGTAGGCCGAATTAAACACCTACGGGATGAGCACAACAAAAAGTTAGCAACGATTGATAATGAAATCGTAGAACTTGATAAACAGATTCTTCGATTAAGGAATCATCGGATCGCGCTTGATCAGGAATCGCCAATTAATCCATCTAACGTAGGTGCCAGGTCTTACGTTGTTACTTCGGAAGAACTTGAAAGCACTTTGCTAGGGTCTGACATGGCGGTCAACCCTCTCGAGGTCGCCGGCTTAGCTGATACTGCTACTAAGGCAGCCGCCGAGGAACTTCATGGGATTAACGTCAACCGAATACGCCACGGTGCGCCATCGCAGTCACTTCAGGGCTATGTGATTAGATGTGATGCAAGAGGCAATTTGATCGGTATCGAGTCAAGCTTTGGAGGCTAGCAAGGCAAAACAGAGATCGGTGGTGGCTGTGAGATAATGCCACTGTTGTCACAGCAGAAAACAATCTCTATCGCTTCGGAAGTGTACTAGATTGGAATTACTATCCACAAGTAAAAGGTACTGACCCGGCGTAGGCCCTCCGTAGGGGTCCACACAGCCGCGCCCTCCCGCTCCGTTTTAATTGAAAAAATCAGGTCAAAGATGCGCAGACAAAACTAAATAAACCATTATGTTGTCTATGGTTGATTAATGAAAACTTTTACTTTGGAGGTATTTTATGGATCCCAATAAGGTCATTTTGACTGATTCCGGTGATGTTTTAGTAACCACGGCAATCCTGGCTAAGATTTTAAGAACTTCAGCAAAAAGTGTGGCCGCTTGGCACAAAAATGGTATGCCGAAAGCAAAGACCGGATGGTGGGATTTAGGGGAGGTTCTAGCCTGGCGCGGTATAGCCACAAGTGGGAGTGACTTGTCTGATGAAGCTCGCAAACTTAGAGCAGATGCCGATTATCGCCAACATAAAGCCCAAAAAGAGGAAATATCCCTAGCTGTTCTGCGTGAAGAATATGTTTTAAAAACAGAAGTAGACAAGCAATGGGCGACGGTTGGGAACCAACTAAAAAACAATCTTCTGTTGTGGGCCCGGACGTTGGCACCGGAACTTGCCCACCTAGAGATGAGATCAGCCGAGAAAGTGTTGACTGATGCAGTCTATGATTTGCTGGAACAGTTGAGCAGTAAATCAAGTTGGCGGAAATCCAAAAAGAAAGAGGCGCTGTATGGAGGAAAATAAAATATCATTAACCCCCGATGGTGATGTACTAATTACCACGGCAGTTTTAGCAAAGGTTTTAGAAACATCACCTAAGAGCATCGCTGCTTGGCACAAATCAGGCATGCCAAAGGTTCGGACTGGGTGGTGGAGTTTACATGATGTGCTGGTATGGAGGGGCATCAATTCAAAGATCGGCGATTTATCCGACCAGGCAAGGCGGTTACGCGCTGATGCGGACTACAGGGAAAGCAAAGCTGCTTCGGAGGCTCTAAAACTGGCGGTTGAAGAAGGCCGATTCCTGCCAGCCGAGGAAATAAGCGCAGACTTAAGGCATCTATTCATGGTGATTAAGCGTAGCTTGATGGCCATGGGCCATAATGTAGCGGTTAATTTAAGCGGCATAGATAGGGATGCGGCCAATGAGGCAAAGAGAATTGTGGATAGCACCGTTTATGATGTACTGACGAATTTTTATCAGGGGTTGGAGTATACGAAAAAAAAAGTAAAAGGGGCGAAATAATATGATAAAAGCGTTTTTTGTGACTCCCGGCGACAAGCGGCCTATCAATACGGATTTTGTTGACTACGGTGACCTGATTGGCGAATGTGAACTGCCAGAACTGCTTCAAATGGGGGACCGCGTTATTAAGGAATTGGAATTTTATGAAGTTACCCGGCGCACTTACGACGCGGATACTCATAATTTTTACTTGCGCCTTGAAAGGTTGCCATAAAGAAAGGCCGGGTTTTTCCCCCGGCTTATTTATCTAGAAAGGAGTTGGATTATGGAATATAACGCTTTTCGAGGCCTTCATTATGCGCTTTTGATATCTTTGAGCCGGAAATCTGGTCTGAACTTTTTCAGTATCATCGAAACGTGTACTATGAATGCAGATTATCGACGTGGATTAGAAGAGATCGAAGCAAAAATGAGGGTTGATTTTTGTCTTTCTCAGGCGGAAGTTATCGCCATGCTCAAAAGGCATGTAACTGAAATGAACGAGCATGTTTTGCAGGAACTAAAAAAGATTGCGCAGAGTAAGAAAGCACGCATAGTGACTCAAAAACGGCATCCAAAAGGTGATAAAAAAGCACCTTTACTGAACTAAAGGGGGCATAACCTTGGCAAACAATAACCAAACGCAACTAATCATACAAGCCGTAGACCAGGCGTCGGCAATATTCCAGGCAATCGGTCTGTCGTCTGACGGCATGAGCAAAGACATGCAAAAAGCCCTTGCGGACTCCACCAAGAGCCTGCAGATGGGTCAAACTGCTCTGGTCGGGTTCAAGGACTCTATGACCAGCACGATTGGCAGTATGAAAGGTCTTGTGGCGGACTTCGGTATGGTTGGCATCGGCGCCGGAATTATCAAACAGACAAAAGACTGGTCAGAGTCTGTCTATGATTTAAAGAGGGCTCTGGGTAGTTCGGCTGAGGACGCAAGCAAGTTATTAGTCGTAGGTCAAGCCACAGGGATCAGTGCCGATGAGGCTGGCGCTAGGTTCGCCAAATTCGGCAGGGCAATCAGTACGGCTAAAGACGAAATGGTCAAAGCCGAT